GTGCATGACGCAAGAAGATAAAATCTACACTTTCATCATGGTATCCGTCTTTCTGTGGGATAAAACTTAAATCATACTTTTTGATTGTATGCCCTTTATCTTCACAGATTTTGATATCACCGGGACTTAATGTTACACCAGTCAAATCAGTATAACCTCTTGATTTCATTTCATCTAAGAAGTAACCAGGACCACATCCTAAGTCTAGTATCTTGCTATCTTTCTTTAGATTTAGTGGGTCGATGTATTGTTCAACCACTGATTTAGTCAATGACGAATGCATCTGACTATTGCCCTCATCGTAGATGTGAGCAGTATACAACCATTCGTTGTAGAATTTTAATTTGACTAGGTCAAGTGTTTGATTAATATCGATTATCATTTAGATTCCTATAATTTGATATAATTACTTATTCTAGGAATCTGTTGTATGATTATTTTCTTTTGTAACCTTTGAATGGTTTTACTAAACTTTGTGTGTTAGTATCTTCGGGTTCTTTGCTCTTTGAATATGGAATAACATCTTTTTTATCAGTTGGGATAGTCTTTGTAGCAGCAACAAACATGTTGTATTCTTCTTCTGTATAAGGATGAACTGTATTATACTTTTCAGCAAAACTTGCAATATCCATTTGTACTGCATCTTTACTTTTGCCATCTGACATTGCCATAGCCATCATCATACGATTCAAGTGATAGGTGCGGTCATATCCACCAACGTCACGGCTTTTGTAAACACCCTGTGTAGCCTGACTGTGATGGTCATGCATCTTGCCTTCACCCTCAGTTAAAAATTCACTTGCTCTCATTTTGGATATCCCTTAAAGCCTTTAACTGGGCTAGTTTTATCTACGTCAGGTGCTTCTTCACTGGCCATTGTGCCAATTTGTACAGCATCACTAGGTGGCATACCCATAGCACGTAATGCATCATGTATATAATCTTTTACGTGAGGATCATAACTTACTAATATTTCATTCTCCCCGAATACTGATTCTGCACCGTCAAAACTTGGTACATCATCTTTGGCACGTTGACTAGCACCCTTAGCACCAGCAATCGCTACACCAAAACGATATTGTAAGTAAGGATCTTGGTTCTTAAGTGCAGGTATCTTAAACGCACCCGGTAATGCTAATCCAACATCACGGGTGATTGTTCCTGTTCTACCCTCAGTTACAAATTCTTTTGCTCTCATACTGTTATTTGATTTTCAGTCTCTATATTGAAACTGTTTTCTGTATCAATATTAATATTATCTGTACCATTAACTTGAAGATTTAATCCTTGTACTAAACCACCAACCCATGTAACTTGTGCTGATATGAAGTGAAAGATGTCTGTATCTATTAATGGATTAACTAATATGCGAACATTTGAATCAAATATATCCATGCTATAATCAGTAAGAATGTTTCCATTGAATATGGTACTGTGACCACTCCATTTGATATCACTACCATCTGTCAATATAGTAGCAGTTAATGTGATGTTCTCGCTATCATTGCTAGCAATGTCGTTACTATTAATCTGAAAAACGCCTTGGGTAAACGATGCTGCCGGTGTTTCAAATATCACCTGACCAGCAGTGGTTCCCGCAGAATAAGCATTTGAAGTGAAAAACCCAGTGCTATATAACTGACTGAAATTGTTATTAACCTTCTGAAAGGCTGTACGTAACGGATCACCCTCGCCATCGTTGGGCTGTGCACCTACATTAATTACTTCTTGGGTCATATCCTATATCCTAAACTATAGTGTATTTATCACAAGTTTTAGGATTAGTCAGAATTGACCTCTTCAAAAATCTTCTTTTGTCTAGTATACCAATCAAGTATCGCTTCTAATTGAGCCGCACATTCATGTCTTGTTCCGTAGTTTTTTGCTACTGTATCCATTAAATTGCTTAATGTTGTAGTAGTACCTTCAATTGTCTGCAAGGGCTTACAAGTTTGTGATAATTCTTCAGGTAAATCAGGGAATTTCTGCTTTACGGGAACAGTGGTGCTACATGCTGATAAAAAGATTACCGATAATAGTAGTAGTTTTTTCATTTCTTTGGCGCCAATGTTATGGATGGAGTAGCCAATTGATTATGTAAATCAGTTGGAACTTCTATTTGATTTTTTAATGATGTAGTTTCATTTCTAGCCGCAGCATTATGTGCAGTAATAACTACTTCGGGAATAGTACAGATATTGTTATATTTTACAACTTCTCTATCAATATATTGTACTATATCCTCACCTTTTTCTTTGATTACTTGCTTTTGTGTAAGGACTTTGGTTACTACCTCAGTCGTAACTTTTTCTGATTTAACTTCTCCCTCAGCAATCTTGACTTCAAGTTCTTTAACTTTTGCTTGCCAAATTGCTTGGTCAGCCAACCCGCCCTCTAAGTACAAGCCAAAACTTAATACTAGAATGCTGATAACTTGTATTGCTAGTTGATAGGGTTTTATACCTGGAACAAAGCCCAATAAAAACCCTACAATAGTTCCTGCAACCCCTAAGAAAAAGATTAAATGAGTTACAAAATCAGGAAGAAATGATAGTATCCACATTCAGATATTTATCTTTATTAAAATATCTGTCGTTAATTAACCAATTATAATATCTCTGAAATCCTTCTTCTACGTCAACTTTAGGATCATATCCAAAATCTCTACGTGCAGCGTCTATGTTTAATGCGCCCCGTGATGGGAAATCAGCATCCTTGGGACATACAGATAGTGTTCCGCCACCTGCTAATTTTAATGCCATTTGTGCTGCTTCCAATAATGTAACGCTGTGGCTTTTTGTAATATTGTAAGTTTTATTATCTGTATTATCGCTTAGTGTGGCAGCAACAATTCCATCAGCAGCATCATCAACATAGGTGAAGTCTAATGTCTCTTTTTCCCCGTTAACTCTCAATACTTCCCCGCGCATTGCGGTAAGTAAAAACTTACTAATTACACGATCCTCAACATCTAACGGACCGTATACTGCGCTTGGACGAATAATAGTGTGAACAAGATTAGTTTTGCGAGAATAATCACGAACCAACCATTCACCTGCTAGTTTCATTATACCATATTGACCTTGTGGTTTACAAATAGCATCTTCTTTTACATCATCAGTAAAGTCACCATACACCATTGAACTACTGAGGTATATGAATTTGCGTACTTCATACTTGTTACTTGCTTCCAATAAGTTAAGTAATCCTTCACTCATTGTACGACTGCCCAATGCGGGATTACTATTGACTACTTTCTGTCTAGGGAAACTTGCCATATGAATAACAATATCTGGTTGTTCAATATTGAAAATTCTATCTATTTCATCAGCATTAGAAATGTCTTTTGTATATACAAAACTTAATGATTCAGTAAATTGTCGTGTGATTACTTTCTTTTCACGTTCACGTATTAAATAATCAATCTCGTCTTGCGGAATAATACCATAGTTAGTTTTGTTATCAATTATTGATACAGTATGCCCTTGATCTAGTAATCGCTTTACTACATTATGTCCAATAAGGCCTAAACCGCCTGTTACTATTATATTCATTTGTACTTTAAACTCCAAAATACGTAATCTTTTGATTTCAAAAAAGCATGGACTGTATACGAATATCCAAATATCATTGGGTCGTGATATCTTTTCCAAATAGGAGCAGGATTACTATTTTTCATAATCCATTGTCCTTCTTCTGTTTGTTGCCAATCATGCAATGGTGCAGCAACGTATAAATCAGGATCTTCTACATCACCTACTTTAAGTTGTTTTACTACGCATTCGATTGTGTCTGGTTCGAGTATCATACTGCCATATCTGCTTTAATAGCAGTATAGCAATTATAATCAACTAACACAATATCTTCGGGTATAAAATCATCTATGTTTTTAATAGTATGATTAATCTTCAATGTGGGTAATGCTAGTGGTTCACGACTTAATTGTTCTTTAACTTGCTCAACGTGGTTAGTATAGATATGTGTATCACCTGTACTGATTACTAATTCACCAACACCTAAACCACATACTTGTGCTATTAGATGAGTGAGTAACGCATAGCTAGCAATGTTAAAAGGTAAGCCAAGAAACACATCCACACTACGCTGGTACATATGGCAAGATAATTCTTTATTCTTGTTGACATAGAATTGGCACATAACATGACATGGTGGCAATGCCATTTGATCTAACTCACCTGGATTCCATGCTGTGAGTATATGTCTACGACCATTAGGATCTTTTTTGATACCTTCAATTAGTAGTTTTAATTGGTCAATTTCTTTATGATGTATACTACCTTTACGATTGTATGTTGAGCCACAATCATCCATAAAGACTTCACTTTTGTGTGATACAGGAGTAAGCCAATGTCTCCATTGTACTCCGTATACACGACCTAAATCACCCTCAAACTTTGCTTTAGGTTTCCAATAACTTGCTAATGCATTCGGTGTCCAGATAGTAGTAACACCATCACGTGTGCCATGTGTAAGTTCTGCTAGTCTACGTTCATCTCGGCTGCCCTCAATGAACCATAGTAGTTCACCTACACACGCTTTCCAAGCAAGTTTTTTAGTAGTGATGGCTGGAAAACCCCTACGCAAATCAAAGCGAAGGTGACGTCCAAACACACTAATAGTCCCAGTGCCAGTTCTATCATCTTTTGTTTCTCCGTTGTCTAGAATATCTTTTAATAATTCTAAGTATTGTTTCATAGTTTATTCAATAGTTTATCTGTTTCAGGTTGTACAGTGTCGGCAATGTTTTGTACATTAAGTATAAACTCAACACCAACTACTGAATCATCTAATTCTTGTAATTTTCTACTTACAACATCCTCTATCTGTTCGGGGTCAAGTCCTTGAGTTAAAAACTTTTCAATGTTTATTGTATGTTGTTTTTTACCTTCTAGTTTGATTACTAATTTCTTAATAAACTCTACAGGTATTTTATTTTTCTCAACATCTTCAAGTATATGTTCCCACTTTTCGATGAATTCTGGACTCATTATGCACTAACTTTTGCTCTTGTTTTCTTTACTTTAGGAGCAGCTTCTACAACTTGCACTGGTGCTTCAGCTACTGCCTTCTTACTTGCTCTTGGCTTCTTCTCTAGTACAGGAGGATCCATTTCTGCTGCTTGCTTCAATAGGTTCTGACTTTCAGCCATCAACCCCTTAGCCTCTGCTTCCATTCGTGCTGCCTGTTGACGTAAACTATTTGCTAATGCACTATCACCTAATGCATCATTATTACTTGCTATCAATGGTGCAGTTTGTGGTACTTTGGCGTCACGTGTTTGACTTTCACGCATTCTACGTGCTACATCTTGTGGATCTTGTAATCCACGGCTCTTGTCTAATTCAGCCATACGTTTAACTGCATCTTCTCCCTGCTTCATCTCAGTCAAAATTTTATTAAGTTCACTTAACTTAATCTTAGATTGACTATTTGGTGTGACAACGATGTTCTCTGTGTTTACTTTCTTTAGTAAACCTTCTGCATGTAATACTTGTAAGATAGGACGACCATCTAAACCCAAGGTGCGGTTCAATGCATCACTTAGTGATTCACTATGTTGACCAATATCACTTTCAATACAACGGATCAATGGATCGTGGATGTGTTGATTTAGTGTTTCTGTGTATGTTACAAGACACATGTGAGGTTCGCCTGGAATCTCACGAAAAATGATAGCAACCTTACGATCACTGTGCTTACCGACGTGCTTTAAAAAACTCATATTATTCTCCTTGAGTACATAGATATTTAATATCTGTTATACACAAGGAAATATTTTATCAGTATGTTTTGGTCAAAGAGTCAAGCATTTTATAATGCTCATATGCTTGCACAACAGCCGGTGTACTATTGCGACTTTTAGGAGATACTTCTACCCAAACATCATCACTTAATTCAGGATGAATAAACTGATTACCTAAACCTACAAAGTTTCTAGGTTGGTGTACCTTACCACCTTTATACAATCTGCTAGCAAGTGCTTCTACTTCTTCCCATGGCTTAACTGCAATGTCATAGTCGGTAGGATTGCGTGAGGACCAATTACCATCATCATAGTATTGTTTTACAATAGCAAGAAAAGCCTCATAGTCCTTAGATTGTGTCCGAGTAATAAGCAATAGTACGTCATCCTCGGACACTTCACCCATTAGGATACTACGCAAACATCTACCCAAACTTGTGCCAATATACATCATACAATCACCTGTTGTTTCTTATCTGCTCTATCACTATAGAATTTATGTCCAATATTACGAATAGCATCCACTATCACTTGCGGACTATCTTCAAATGTTTCTCTAATATCTTGTTCAGATAGTTCTGAATCAAAGGCATAGATTTCATAATGCCGTTGACTATTTACTTTAGCCCTAAGTATCATCATCTCTAATGGAACATGTGCTGGCTTAAGTGTTTTATCTTGATCCTTTAGGATACGAAAGATATTTTCTTTTTCCCAATCTTCATGTTCTTTTTCAATTTGTGTAACATTGATTAGGCATTCCAATCCAGTCATATCCCACATTGCTACAAATCTAGTTGTTTTCTTTTTTGATGAGCGCATATACCATCTTTGCTTGATCTAAAATATCTGCTAATGTTTTGTTTGTTTTTGCTGCACGGTGTATCTCACCCCACAGTTTACTTTCCATTAAATGTTCGTGTAAGGGGCGTCCGTCGACAGTTCTGTTATCAATAATTAACTTGCGTTCAGTGGAACCTATCTCACGTTCGTAGATTTGTTTGCCACCATCTGGACTTTCATATACTTTATTATTTTGAAAATTCATCGTCAGAGTTAAAGAAAAAAGTGTAGCACTTGATGATGATTAACAACACCACCAATGCTACACCACCTAACGCAATTAATGCTTCAAAGGACACTTAAGCCTCATCATACAATGCATATGTACCGAATGGGGGATTGGGATTCTTGTCACCATGAATGATCCATGTAGTATCACAATAGTCAGGGTCACCCCATGAACCACAGGGATATCCATCAGTAAACACAATCAGTCGCTTAGGGTCAATTGCATTTTTCTTCAAGTAATCAAAGATACAATCAAAATCTGTGCCACCGCCACCTTGCGGTTCGTATTCTTCGATGCTATCCATGTTCTCGCTATGAAAGTCTTGCGGGTTGTATGTATCAGTATCAAAACAGAATACATGGACCTTGTAACCATCAAACGCATCCATCATACCTGCAATCTCACCCAAGAATGCCTGTGCTTGTTTGTTGCTGATACTGCCACTCATATCAAGTGAAACAACAACATCAATTTCTTCTCCGGGAGTCATGCCGGGCATGATAGCATCCATATGCCAACCCCTACGTGAGGGACGCATCCAACTATAGTCAGTACGAATACTGCTAGTCAAGTTAGTTTGAATCAGTTCACGCCAAGGCATGACTGGGTCAGTATGTTGCTTAATTAATCGTTCAACACCTGCGGGCAACTGTCCGGCTTCAGCACTTTGTGCGGCACTGATAATTGCTTGCTTCATTTCTTGACGGGCACGTTCACGTTCCTCATCAGTCATCTTGGGACGACCATTGCCTGGCTTATCACCATCACCGTCACCATCACCACCGCCCTCATCATCACCTTCCATGTGATCGTCAAGCAATTGGTCAATCAATGAATCCAAAGAAATCTTTTCAACATTCTGCATCAAGTCATCATAGATTTCCTCTGCTGGCTTACCGTCATACTTCTTTTCATACAAGCACGGGACACTTGTGATAAACTGACCAACACCGTGGCGCTTCAAGTCAGCATTAACAGCATAGTCATCGGCAATATTCCACATTTGCGGATCACGATTACCACGACGGTCCATGTGTTCGTATACAACGTGCAACACCTCATGCCCAACTAGAAACTCAACTTCTTTGGGTTTCAATAGCATAATGAAACGGCTATTGTAGTAAAACTTTACACCATCCGTAGCCGCAGTACTGCACCATTCATCTGCGTTAGTCAACTTGAGGCGTGTAGCAAGATTGCCAAAGAATGAATGACGCAACAACAAACCCACACGTGCCGAAATCAATCGTTCGCGGGCTTGCATATCAATCTTAGGATCAGTAGGTCCAATAAGATTATCAAACTTGTCGCTACGATTTTTCTTTTTCTTTTTTGTTGGGGCAATTACGCTACTCATATACAATCCTTTATCAATTAATATGCTATATTATAGCACAACATCTATTTTAGTGCAAGTAAAAAGAGTGAGAATGTTCACACCATTCTCACCCATAAACTTTAATTGCCTGCGTCTACAATGTACTTACCGTACTTTTTGTGAAACTCATCAAAGTGTTTCAATTGACTAGGCTCAATTGGCAACTTGTAAGTCTTAAGCGCAATCTTAGCACCCATCACAACCAATTCAGTTTCAAAGTTAGCCATGATGTATGTGAAGAAATTGTCAGCCATTTCGTGAAACTTTTTGTTGTTCACTTTTTGAACTTCCAACGCATCCTTCAATTCATAGCACATTGAAATTGTCAATGAATACATTGCCGAGATTTCTTTCACAGACAATGTGGTCACTTTGCCAGAAAGAATATCTGCTGGCTCGGGCATCTTACCTGATGTTTTGCGATGAGCCGCAAACTTAACTGCAAGACCTTCACCGACTGAACCTGCTACCAAGTTGAACAATGTATCAGTATCAGTATCTGCCTCATCATCTAGCAAGTCAGACACAAAGCACCATGAGCGAGGTGTAGCGAATGCACGGCTTGAAGATTTACTATCAAAATCGTACAAGTCTTGTTTAGCGAATGATAGATAACCAACCACATCCTTGTGAATACCTTTGTTCACAGCCCAGTTTTGCCATGCAGTAAAGTCAGGACGCATCTCCAAGTGCAAGAAACGATTAGCAAGGGGCATCGGCATACGATAAGTAACACCTTTGTCACTATCACGATTACCTGCTGCTACGATAACAACGTTATCGGGCAATACATACTTACCAACACGGCGATTCAAAATCAATTGATAACCAGCAGCCTGTACTGCGGGTGATGCACTATTCATCTCGTCCAAGAATAATACAACGATAGGGTATTGACTTGCAAGTTCCTCATCGGGCAAGTCAACTGGGGCAGCCCAATCCATCTTGTTGAGGTCCTTGTTGAAGTATGGGATACCACGAATGTCTGTGGGTTCCATTTGAGCCATACGCAAGTCAATCATGTAGCCGCCGAGTTCACTAGTAACGTCTGCTACAACTTCTGATTTACCGATACCGGGAGGGCCCCAGAGAAACAAGGGACGCTTTGATTTGAATGCTTTCAACATAGCCTTGCGGGCTTGTACTGATGTAACTGTAAGATTGTCACTAACTACTTGATATGCCATTTCTGATTTCCTTCTAAAGATATTTAACTAACACTAACAAACTAAAAACATAGTATAACAGAAAATTGATTTATCGTCAAATATCTGTTATACATTTTGGGTAAGATATTATTCCTCAAACGCACGGCGTAGAATCAACTCCTGTTTACTGAATGCCTCAATCTCCCAAGGCATGTCCAAGTAAGGAGTTTTCTTACTGTACATTTTACCCAACCAAGTATGACCACTACGTCTTTGTTTAAGCAAGCCTTTTGCCAACTGTTTCACGTGGACCATTTCGTGGGCAAGTGTCAATCCTAATTGAACCAGGTTGCGTTTTGGTTTCAGTATAACCAAGTATGCGCCTGTCCATTTAGAAAGGTCAACTGTCATTCCTTCGTCCGTACCTTCAGTTTCGTTTTTAATACGAATCAATAGTGCCTTGCGACTTTTTTCTAGTCCAAGTTGACGCACCATTGAAGGGAGTATTGCCTCAACAAATTTTTTACTACGGACAGACCCCTCAACTTCAATTTCCATATTACATGCTCCAGAAAGTTTCGCTAGCAGGAGAGCAGCACAGGGGAGTGTTAACATCTTCCTGATACTCAATACCAGTCATCAGGTTCTTGCGAGTCACCATGTGAGCCTTGTAAAACCTAGTATCAATGATATTCAAATCGCCTACACTCCAACCTGCTTTGTTGCAAAGACGGGTCCGTGTAGCACGGGCAGCACCAAAAGTTTTGTAACTACGGGTACGATTAGAACCATCAGTAACGATAAGACCAGTACCACGTGCAATAACATAATAAGCCATTTTGAAGTCCTTTAATTAACTGTCTAAGTATGTATTATATACCCAAAACCATTTAATGTCAAGCCTAGGCCTTACGCAAATTCGTAGAATTTAACGCTAGGATCCAGTTTTTGCAGTTCTTTTGCAGCCTGCGACAATGCACGATACTTGGCCTGCACCTGACTACGGGGCAATTCACCGTCACAGGTCAAGTTCTCAGGGCTGAGGTCGCTGTCCAAACAAGCAGCAACTACCTGACGACCTTTAGCAGTCTGTATCTCATACTGAGGACCTTTGAACAATTTGTTCCATTTGTTCTTTTGGTCGATGTATGCTTGCAATGCTTTCATATTTGACTCCGTTTGTTGACTGTCTAAGATTGTATTATAGACCCAAAACCATTTATTGTCAACCTCGGCCTCAGAGTGGCCTAGGGGTTATTTCATTAACAAACCCATAAGAATCAGTTTTTCCAAATGGTCTATTGCTTTGTTTATCTTTTCAACTTGATTTTGGGTATAATTTGTATCACGTAATCTACGCCCATTTACTTCAAGTTTGCTTAATTCAGTGACCATAAGTTGGATGTTGTTATACATCTTACGCAGGTCTGGGTTGTACCCAATATTATCCAAATCTCTGCGTATTTGCATAGATGCTTCTTGCCAGTCCAAAGCAGTTTGAATTTTCATATCCCGCATTCTACATTAAAAAGGTATTTATGTCAAGAGTTTCGCCCGAACATAAATAAGAACGTGAAGCCCACAATCGCATTATTCTTGTACGATCCGAAATGTTCCGTCCAATCAGGAAACGGGATGATGAGGGCTTTAAGTGAATATTATAACTTTAAAATATTCAGCAAAAATAGGTTAGAATACGATTTTTTTGATAATGTAGACATGATTGCTGTTCCAGGTGGAATTGGTGATAGTGATACATTCAAACAATTATTCAAAAATAATGGTAAACGTGTAAAAGATTTTATCCACAACGGTGGTAGATATTTGGGTATCTGTATGGGTGCATACTGGGCAGGTAGTTATTACCTAGATGTATTAGATGAAGTTGATGCTGTTCAATATATAAAACAACCCGGCACTGATACACGTAGACCACATGCTAAAAATTTACCAATAACATGGAAAGATGAACCTATGAATATGTTCTTCTATGATGGTTGTGCGTTAGTTGGTAATAGACACAAATTCAAAACAGTTGCTACATACGCCAATGGTGATGCTATGGCAATATATCAAAAACGCATAGGATTAATTGGCTGTCATCCAGAAAGTGAACAGTTCTGGTATGATAGTTACAGTTACATGAAGGGTAAGTGGCATGGCGGAACTCAGCATGAATTGTTATTAGATTTC